TGAATGTCATATCTAAGTCTGGAGATATTTGTTTGATATATGTTCTTAATGCACGTGAATCTACTGCAAAAAGTTCATTATCCACAAATTCATTAACTACCGCTCTACCGTATTCACCATCGATAGAAGTTATAATATGTTTGAGCCTTGTTGTCAATTCCTTATCTACACCAGTCTTAATAAGTTTTTTGTTCATCGATTTTAATTCGTGTTGAATCTGAGTTTCCATGCCATGAGTCATTAACTTAAAAGTTACTTTTCTTTTTGAGTTTGGAAGCTCAAAATCAAATTCATTCTTACGTTTCTCAAACAAGCTATAATCGACCTCCTTGTGCTCTATTTGAGATAAATCTATTGTTACTTTTTGTTTATTTCCTGGAGAAAATGGATCTTCTATTTCGACGGTGTAATCGTTACCATACCCTAATAGTCTAGCAGCAACCATTATTGCATTTTTATCGCCACTATAAATATCATCGTAGTTAACTGGGGTAACAATCAAGGACTCAAACAATTTATCTAACACAACACCTTGTTTAATAAGATTTTGTGATGTTAAAATATCTTCTTCTCTCGCTGTCATGTATTTCATTTCAATAAATCCATCAGCCAATGGATGTCCTTCTGGATATAACAATCCACGTGACGGGAGAGGCACTACTTCAGTTGGAAAATTAGACTTTTTTACTTCAGTCTGTTTATATTCGGAAAGGAGCCTACTTTTAATTTCGGCATCTGACATTTCTTCGTTTAGTTCATTTGGTAAATTGTAACCATTTGGTATTTTCGTCATAACTAATTCCTGTGAGATTTAAATAAAACACGGTACTCATATAAATATATGTGAGATATAAAAACATTATTATTTTTTTTGTTTGATATACCACTCGATTGTGGATTTTAGCCCATCATCAAATGATGTTTTTGGATACCAACCTAATTCTTTATGTATTTTTGATGAATCAATTGCATATCGCCTATCATGTCCTAATCTATCATTTACATGTTCTATTTTAACAGACCACTTATCCATGATAGATAAAATTTTTCTTACTAATTCCCCGTTAGACCATTCATTATCGGAACCTATATTATAGACTTCTCCGTTTTTACCTCGCTCATATACTGCCCAAACAGCACTACAATGGTCATCCACGTGTATCCAATCTCTAACATTGAGACCATCACCATATATTGGCAATGGTTTTCCGTTTAATGCATTTGAAATCATCAAAGGTATTAATTTTTCAGTAAACTGACGCGGCCCATAGTTGTTTGAGCATCTTGTTATTAGTGTTGGTACGCCATATGTATGGTAAAATGACCTAACAAAACCATCAGCAGCTGCTTTTGCAGCTGAGTATGGGGAATTTGGTGCTATTTGTGAGTCTTCTGTAAATTTATCGGTAGAGTCAAGTTCTAATGAACCATAAACTTCATCGGTTGAGACTTGTAGGAATTTTTTTAGCTTCAATTCCTTAGCAACAGTTAATAGTGACAATGTACCTATCACATTTGTGTCTAAAAAAGGTTTAAAATCTTCTATTGAACGATCTACGTGAGATTCAGCTGCAAAATTTATTATACCTTCTACGTTGTTTACTCTACAAATGTAATTTACATAGTCTGTATCTTCTATTTTGCCTGTATATGACCTGTAATTATCATTTCCAACGAATTCTTTAACATTATTTGGGTTAGCAGCGTATGTTTCTGCATCCAAATTTATTATTTTTACGTCAGATTGATTATTTTTCAATAACATGTGGATAAAGTTACTTCCTATGAACCCATATCCTCCTGTAACCAATATTGTTCGTTTGTTAGATTTCATAACAATAAAAACCCTATACTTAAAAATATTTCTACTAATAAGTATAGGGAATTTTATTAAAAAGTGTCTTCAAAACTAATAAATTGTTATAAATACAATAAAATTAGTATTGTAGAATTGCATAATCGTATGCTAATGTAAGAGAAATTTCAACAAATGCATCATTTGCCCAATCCATCTCACCAAAAGTAGTTGCAATTATGAAAGCTCCTTTTAACGTCCATTCTTCAACCTTGTCACCAACAGGACCAAGTAGGTGGAATGTTATATCTTTCTTATAAAAGTCAGAATAACCATCTCTACCCGTAACAGATTCGTGTGATAAACGAACCCATTCCATTACGGTTTGAGCACCCGATGGTACTACTGGATCATAAAGCTTAATGGTAATGTCCTGCCATTCTCCCTTTCCTTTTACTTTACGATATACGTTGATATGATCTAACTTGATTGGATTAAAGTTGATATTAGGACGACCAGCGCCTTTAACTAACCAAGAAGGAACACCTTCAATGTACATAATAAAGCGATTTTGAAGTTTTGGCTCGAAGGGGGTAAAAAATATCTCATTCGAGTTAAGTAGTTCAGCCATTTATGTCTCCAATAATAAAATATGCTTTTGTATAAATATGGTATTTTTTAAATTATAGGGGCAGAATAATATCTGCCCCTTGTATTTTATCCATTAGGGAGTGAAAGCAGCACCCGTTGATTGAACATTAAAGTCTAATATTATAAATTCAGCGGTTCTCGTTGGTTGTAAGAACAGTTGACCATATAATATGTTACGGTCTATAATGTCTGGTGTATTGTTTGTATCATCCATGATAACTCGGAATGAGAACAAACCTTGACGTTGTTGTATAGACTCTAAATACGGATTAACTATATTCAAGAATCTTGAACGTGTTTGTGAGGTATTTTGTTCAAATACCAAGTATCTTGTAGAAGTAGCAATAAATTTCTTAGCTGCAATAAGCAAACGACGAACATTTATTCTATCAAGAGCAGATGGACGACCTTGTAATGTCTTTTGTCCCCAAACAGCAACTCCAGTTGCAGGGAATGTTGCTATTGGGTTTATTCTGCCTTCATAAAGTACATCACGTTCAGACTGAGTTAGTCTTGATTTTACTTGAATAACTTCAGTCAAACCACCTCTGTTCAAGCCTGCTGGTGCGAACCATTCAGCTGCTACTCTATCGTTAAATGCAATTACTCCTGGCAATACCACAGATGGTGGAACCCATACTGGTTTGTTTCTATCAACATCCAATATCTTTACCCAAGGATAATATGTTGCAGCGTAATTGGTATCTAAAGTTTCAACTGTTGCAACAGCAGTTGCAATATTGTCATCTATACCGATAGAATCCATTACATAGAAAGCATCACCTCTTTCTTCACATATTTCCTTAGCATAGTTTGTTATAGGTGAATGTAAAGAATGCACAACTCCAGGAGTTACCAACATGTTTATATCGAATTCATCTGCATTTGATATTGTATCCAACGCCTTTTTATAAGCAATATATCCATCGGCAGATGTTGATGAAATATCGAATCCTTGAGTGTTAGTATTAAGCATGTGTGTGCCTACTTTCTTTTGAAGATTTGGTTTGTGTCCATCAAATCCACCTTGGAACGGCACCATGAATTTACGTGTGTCGGGTGATGTATTTGAAGTTAAATCAATATCTCCAGAATAAGGATTTGTTGATGTTGGGTAATTAGCAGCTATATTTTGTTGATAATCACCTAAGTAAAAGTCAACATTATTTGCAATTACTCTACGTGAGAGTGTTGGTAATGGTTTCAAGTAATTGAAATTATCACTTTCACCAAAATCATAGTCAAATCCATAATAAACTCGTCTATTATACAATCCATTTATTGTTTGGTTTTGAACGTATGTAGCTGCAGCTGGTTGTGTGAATCCTTCGGGTATTGGAGAATATAATGCTCTAAACCCAAATGGAACATATGTAGGTTGTACAGCTGCATTTGTAACCGCTTCAGTTACTTCAACTCTTATAAATTTAGACTTATTAGAATAATCACCGTTGATTATGACTTTACCTTCATCGGTAACTGTTACATAAGTGTCACCAATAACACGAGAAATGAATCTAGGTGAATTTGGATCTAAGTTACATCTAAATTGTTCAGCCATACGTGGACGTAAATCATCATCATCATAATTGAATGGTGTTTGTGGCAATTTTGATTGATCAACATATCGTATTATCACATCAAATTCACCATATTCAGAACCAGCTATTGTTCCAGCAGGTCTTACATTTGCAATACCAATCTTTAACTGATAATTAGCATGGATACCATGTGATAACGTATGGAATTTAAACAAATCAGTTACAACACCACCAACTTTTTGTGAAGTAATCCAAGGAGTTGATGCTACTTGGTAATCATCTGTAAAGTCCCACTCGGATGCATTTGTTCCAGTTTCTATTTCTATATCTGGAACATATCCCAAGTCATCTATAATTGCACGAGCATCATTAGCAAATGACACATAATTGTATACAGCACGTGTTCCATATGGATTATGACCATATATGTCACCAACGTATGAAGTTGAGTCTGGGTCGATAGAAGCGCTTACTGCCACACCGTTTTCATTCAAAGCGTTTGTAAACGCTGATGTATCGGTTTGGAATGATCCTGATAGTGTTATAACAAAATCATCTGTGTTTTGAACCAATACGGTCTTATTAAACAAAGAAACATTATCGTCACTTGTAATTACGAAAGTTGGGTGTAAAAATGAAATCAATCTTCTTTGGAAAGATCCACTTATTGGAACACCATCATTCATATTCGGTATTTTGGCAACAATACCCACTGGGTGTTTCAATGAATAACCACCCGTGCCCAATACTCTAACTATTGTTGCAGACCCAGCGTTACTTAGGTAACTCTTTACTGCATACGGCAGGTAGGATTGTTCATATGTCCCACCGTAATAGGTTTCAAAGTCAGAATACCCAATTACGAAGGTGGGGACAAATGCAGGTCCCAATAGAGTAGGTCCAACCAAAGCAGCACCAATCGCTCCAATACCAACTGGTAGGAATGATTGATCCTTTTCGTTAGCAAATACTCCGGGACTTATAATTCTTTCAGCAGTAGCCACTATTTTCTCCAGAAAATTTAATAATCAAATAAATAAGTCAAGTAACTTATATTATGTCTGCGATGGTACAAACTTATTGGATTCCAAATCCAACACACCATCACCATACTTTTCATTTAGTTCTTTAACCAAAGTCTGTTCTTCTGTTTGTAAATTCGTATATGTGGTGAAAAGACCTTCACGAATTTCAGTTAATTCTTTTAATTGTTTGTTTAGTACATATAACTCAATTTCAACCTGACCAATTTGTGCTGTTGTCTGAGCGTATTTAGTACGTAACTGCTTCACCTGTTCAATATCATCGGTAGAAACTTCTTTTTCAACATTGTCTGCCATAAAAACCTCATTAAAAATAATATTAAAATACAAATATAAATATACTTTAATTTTCGTAGAATGTAATTTCTAAAAAAAAAAGTTAATCGTCTAATTTAAATCCAAAATCTTTTGCGTCTTGTTGGGAATTGTAATTTAATGACCTAAAACCATCATTTTGATTTTCTCGGTATAAAATAGTATTAATATCCGTAAACGTTTCAGGGACAAATCTAACCTTATTTGGTGTTACATATCTTTTTGTTGTTGTCATTCCACCAACATCTTTTGGTAATAAATAACCATGTACTTTCATTTGAAAACTACATTTTACCATTCTATCTTGACCTGAAGCGTTACTTTCATCCAAAATTAAATTTTCTAAATGAGTAGGAAATTTTAAAAAATTTCTATCACCAAATGATTGTCCTGTATAGTACACAAAGTTTTCTATAACATAATTCAATTGCATTTGATATTCACACCAAATTACAAAATCATATGTAACATCAACGTAGTCAGGGGCGGGTGTTAGGAAGTATTCATACGATTTTTGTTTAGGCTCATTCAGTAAGCTAAATCTATCATATGGCTGATTTCTATTATATGCTTGTTTCATCACATAATGAATTTGGTCAACTGTAGCAACTTTATTTCTTCGCATCTCATCTACCATAGCTATATTTGATTTTTTATAGACTATTAATGGTAACAGAGATTTTCCTTTTTTATCTTTTAAATATCCATCCTTTTGTATAGAAGCCCATTTTTCTGGGTTTGCATATAATATAGGTATTGATATTATCTCCCCATTATCTTCTACTCTAAGTTGCATTTTTTGATCTATGAAGGATTTTACTGCAAAATCTATATCATATATCGTAATGCCTAATGTTCTTACTTTATCTTTATCTCGTCTTACTTGCGTATGTCTTGCTTTTCCTAAATCTATTCTAGGATTCTGTTGCGAATTAAAGTCGTCTATAAAGCTGTCACGTGTTCTTTTTATAGGAGGTAATCTATATTTAGATGCGTTTCTCATTATATGTTGCTCGGAATATCATTATCATTATTTGTTAGTCCAGCTCTGACCTCCTCAACATGTATTCTTGATCTACGTGTTAAGTGAGATAATGCTATGATTGAAACATTATAACCCCATTTGTCTCCACTAAAAGCGTAGTCTGGATTTTTTCCTCCAAAATATTCCGCTTCTTCTATTGCATCAATTTCCCACCATTCACCATTAAATTCTATAACATCACCTACTTCTACATATACATCAAATCTTTTCAAATATTCTCTTACAAACCCAAATCTACATTGTTGTGTGTAATCTTGTCCAAATTCATTTCCCTCATATCCCTGTGGTTGACGATCTATCAATGCAGAAATTTTTATAGGGCTGTGATATACCTTTTTATCGGATTCGTTGTAGACATTTGTTTTAGTATCTTCAAGTGATAGTTTGTATAATGCAACTTCAGTATCTATTATATCTACTATCAGTTCTAAATTTATATGATGGACAAAACTAGCATCTCTTGATCCATGAAATAATGGCATTGTAGTTTCCTAATTATCCAATATAAATAAAAGCTGGTATAGTATTTAACGTCTTATTAATATTTTCAGCTTCAGCTGCTTTTGATTCTAATAATTTAGGACGAGTCATACTATCCAACATTAATCTTAATTCTTCTATAAGTCTTGCTCTTTCTGCTTCAGCTGATGCTAATAAATCACCTAATGTGGTTTCAGAATTTGGTATAGGTATTGTTGTGTATTTACCTCTAATATAACCCAAAGTCTGTGTTGCTAATATTAAAGCATATTTATAAATCCATTGCTTTCCAACAGAATTTATATTTCTATATGGTATTAGATTATATGGTGCGTTCGACATATCTGAAACGGATCCACTGTTGTAAGCATTTTTTAGTGGATTATTTTTTTCTTCTCGTATGATATAATCTAACCAAAGTTTAAATCCTTTATTTGGCACAGGAAATATTCTTAGGTCATTGTTGAATATTTCAAAGGAATATCCAGACTTACGCATTTGATCGTTAAATTCAATTGCTTGTACACGTAATAAGTCCGCATACATGGGCATTAACATGAATGAAACTCCAGTGGAATATGCACCAAATCCAAACGTGTCTAACATCGCTTGATTACCCAAATATGGATCATAAAATCTCATAGATGCTGGAGGAGCATAGTGGTGTACTCTTTTTATTTCTATTGAGCCAGTTGGTACTAATACGTCTCTAACTAATTTGTTTAGACTGTATACTTGTTGTCCTGGAAGTATATCTATTGAAGCTGTATGGTATGGAAATCCCGCGCTTGTAAATGAGTCCGCTCCGTATTCAGCTGCTATGTCTATTATTGGTCCTAATACGGGAGTTACTACTCTTTGTGTTAAATTTACGTTTGTAGGTTGTCCTATCAAACTTAAAAGATTTTGTTGAATATTGAATTGATTGACTTGATTTGAATACTCAGCTATTGCTTCTTCTGCACATGCGTAAAAATTGCTAGCCTGAAGTTCTATATCGACGATTGGATAACCCAATCTTCTTGCACACCAATCCGCGATACTATCTATATCCGCTAAAAACTGTGGATCATTGTCATAAAAACCGAATGGCGTATCTCCGGGACGAAATGATGAACTCCCAGGCCATATTGGTATTATAGTCATTTTTTAACTCCAAAGTGATGCAATTTAGCTACATATAAATATAACAAAATAATTTAATTTTGAACACCAAAGCATCTCCAACCCAATGTAATATTGTCATATATTAATGTAACTCCAGAATTAGGACCCAATATTATATTATTAGTGATATAGAATCTGTTTTCAGCTAAGGAAAGTAAACTACTATTTTTTAATGTTATACTATTATTACCAATATTAGTTAAGAAAATGGTTTGATTGGTTATTGGGTTTGGCGCTTTCAGTCCAGTTAAATTTACGTCAGAACTTGAGCTCAATCTTAAAAAATTACAAGTTGATAAATTAGTAGGATTGTAATTATTTGTATTTGTCACCAATTGTGATGGTGTAAGTACCCCACCAAATGAAAATTGTTTTTTAAAATTAGAATCTATTTCTATATTACCACCGTTATTTTGTGGAGCTAATATAAAATCTAATGTAACTAATTCTAATACGGGTATATCAATGGCATTAATACCACCATTTAAAAGTTCCAATTGAAATGTTGCCCACCCGGTTCCCGTTTCAAAAAATTGTATATCTTGTATTCTAAATACATAAGACTCAGGAAAATTAACTGTTAAGCCAGACCAAGTTACTGTCCATTTTGTTCCGTCCCACCCTCGTCTTGGGAATCTTGAGACCTGTCCACTTAAATTAGTTTTTGTTGATTGATCTCCAAAATAATTTGTTTTTAGTATTAACAAAGATCCAACATTTATTTGTTCAAAAAAATAACGCATAAACGCACCTTTCATATTTGTGGAAGCTGCGTTTTGATTAAAAACATTCCAATCACCAGTAAGATAACTGACTTGGAGTTTTAGTGGTCCAGGTGTCCCCAATCCAAACTTATTAAAACGAATTATTCCTTGACCAGGATTACATTCGGTTGTTCCACTACCACATGTTATATCATAATAAATTGGTGGCTTATCACCATCATCTTCTCTCGCATTGAATCTATATGTTAGGCCAGCATTAATTCCACGTACACCACCCCTTGATATGCTTATATTTAATTTTTCATTATCATTAAAATAATTATTATATGTGGCAGCGGAAGGACCACCACCGATATAATATAGATTTAAAATAGCTCTATCATTATATTCATAATTAACACCAATTACACTAAAAATTAAAGCTTTGGAGGGGTTTTCATTACTGTATATTGTTATTATAGATTCGGCTTGATATGGATTATGTATAGTAGATCTTCTTACTTGAACATCATCCGTTTCTACCTGTCTATTTACCACCTTACCAAGAAGTATACTCAAATCCCAATTATTAATATCATTAAAATGTATAGCTATGGATGTATCAGCTGTATTACTAAATCTTAAATAACCAGGCGATAGGTATGATGTAATATCAGTACCCGTATTAAAATAATATTGAAATGTGGAATTTCCTCCACTTTGACCAGACGTTCCCGATGTCCCATTTGTACCCATTATGCCACTAACACCTGATGTCCCCGATGTTCCAATTATACCATCCACCCCCGATGTTCCCGACGTTGCATATGAAAGCCCACTTGTTCCAGATGTACCTGATAATCCAACTTGTCCAGATGTTCCAGATGTCCCCGTTATACCATTTATTCCTGATGTTCCTGATATTCCTGATGTTCCTGATGTTGCATATGAAAGTCCACTTGTTCCAGATGTACCGTATGTCTGTCCACTCGTGCCTGATATTCCTGATGTCCCTGATGTTCCATATGTTTGACCACTAGTCCCAGATGTACCAACTTCA